GTGTATTTTATACCCCAGCAGGTGCCGCCCTTCGTGCAACATTTATTGTTGACCCCAGCAATGAAATTCAGCATGTGACTGTGAACAACTTGAATGTTGGTCGTAGCCCAGAAGAAACACTTCGTGTATTAGATGCGCTACAAACTGGCGAACTCTGTGCCTGTAACCGCACTGTGGGCGGCGAGACTCTGTAATGTTAGAAACTATATGCGACACATTAGTTGAAGCATATAGACGCAACTGGATTACCAGTCGTGATGGCAATGTTAGTATACGCCATCACGACCGTGATCACTTTTATATCACACCAAGTGGCGTCCGTAAGCAAACCCTGCAACCTGATCAATTTAAAAAGATCGGTATTGAATGTAGTATTCAGAGTGGTTTTGGTAGTGCTACATTCAACTATAGTTGGAGAGACTTACCATATACTGATATCAGTGCTAATTTGAAACCTAGCGGAGAGATTCCCCTACACTTTGGACTGCAAAAGAATATGGGTCAGCACAGCAAGGATGTTAGGGTAGTGGTTCATTTACATCCCACATATTGTGTTGCCGCTATGCATGCCGGTATTGATCTAAGCACCATTGTCAATGACTTTCCAGAACTTAGTCGTTATACGCGAGTGGCACCCAATGTCCCAGATGTACCTCCTATCAGTCAAGAGCTGGCAGATCGTTGCCATCATAATTTACAGTTGGATAAGGATGGTAATATTGCCTATGACATTGTGGGTATCAAAGGACATGGTGTTGTGGCAATTGATACAAGCCCATGGCGTGCCTTCGAGCACATCGAAAGGCTAGAGCATATTTGTAAAATTGTATTGACAAGCAAAGGACATCATGATTGATCCGAGAATTGAAATAGCATTGTTGAATGAAGGCATTAGACAAAACAGCACCATTGAACTTATTGCTAGTGAGAACTATACTAGTCAAGCAGTAATGGATTTATGTGGCAGTATCTTGACTAACAAGTATGCGGAAGGCTTGCCAGGTAAACGCTATTACAATGGTTGTGCCAATGTGGACGAGATTGAAAACATTGCTATTGAATATGCTACTTGGCTGTTTGATTGTGTCTATGCCAATGTACAACCTCACAGTGGTGCCAATGCTAACTTAGCAGTGTTTAAAGCATTCTTGAACATGGGAGACACCGTGGTGGGTATGGACTTGGCATCGGGAGGACATTTGAGTCATGGTGCCAAAGTTAACGTCAGCGGCAGCTGGTTTTTCAGTCACAGTTACGGAGTTAATTCACAAGGGTTCATTGACTATGACAAAGTAGCACAGTTGGTTTGGGATACAAGACCCAAACTAGTTATTGCTGGCGCCAGTGCGTATAGTCAAATCATCGATTGGGTTAAGTTTCGCGAGATTGCTGATTCAGTTGGGGCACTACTGCTAGCAGACGTTGCCCATTATTCAGGATTAATTGTAGGCGGAGAGTATCCAAATCCGTTTCCTTACGCCGATGTTGTCACTACCACAACACACAAAGGTCTGCGTGGTCCCAGAGGAGGTTTGATATTGTGGAATGATCCAGATTTTTCAAAACGACTTAACAGTGCGGTATTTCCAGGCACACAAGGCGGCCCACTGATGCATATCATTGCAGGTAAAGCGCAGTGTTTCTATGAAGCACTACAGCCCGAATTCAAAGACTATGCTAGACAGATTAGACTGAATGCCGATGCCATGGTAGAGACTTTTATCAATGCCGGCATCAATATTGTCAGTGGTGGCACTCAGTGTCATATGTTTACCATTGATCTACGCAACGAATTAATTAGTGGGCGCGAGTATGCTGATAAGTTAGAAGCACAGGGAATCACTGTAAACAAAAATGGTGTGCCAGGTGAAACTCGTAGCTTTGCCGAAACAAGTGGTGTACGAATTGGTGTGGCCGCAGAAACAACTCGGGGACACGATGAGCAATGGTTTCGTGAGTTAGCTCACCGTATGATTAAGATTCTGAAAGGTTAAAGATGTTAGACTGTATGATTGTTGGAGACAGTATCGCAGTGGGCGTGTCCATGGCCAGACCCGAATGTGTGAGCTATGCTCGCGGCGGGTGGAATAGTTGGCAATGGAACAAGGATTATCTAGCCAAATCAGTTGGTCAGCCTGCACGAACGGTGATCATTAGTTTAGGTGCCAATGACCACAAGGGTGTAAAGACTGAACAAGAATTACGCAAAATGCGTGAAGCGATTAAAGGTACTCGTGTATTTTGGATCGATCCAGGCAAAGAGCGTAAACCCATTCCCCACGATGCTATTGTAAAAATTGCACAGGAATACGGAGATACAATTCTTCCTCGACCCCGAGACCACATGAGTGGGGATGGTGTTCACCCCACGGGCAGAGGATATAAAATTTTAGGAGAACAAACACGATGACAACATGGGTAGACGCATTAAAAGAAAATAGTATCCCTGACTATGCCAAGGATACAAAATTAAATATGGATGCTGTAATCAAGCGTTCAACATTGCCAGTGGAAGAAGCCGAATCAGTTGCATTGGCAGCAGCATTTGCAACAGGCAATAGTAAACTATGGACCTGGATGGAAAGCCAAATTGCCAACAAGACCGAAACTAATGCAGCATTGACCGCAGCAGCACTAATGGCACAAAACAACATATGGTATCCATTTGTTGAAATGGCTGACGACGAGCAACTCAAAGGCTTGCCTGCACAATTACGTATGAACGCAATTGCCACACACGGCGGCACAACTAAAGCTCGATTCGAATCATATTCGTTGGCAGCAAGTATTGTAGGCAAATGCCATTTCTGCGTAAAGGCACACTACGAGACCTTGAAAAAAGAAGGATACACTGTGGAACAACTTCGAGATATTGGGCGAATTGCCAGTGTAATTACCAGTGTGGCAAGAGTAGTACAATCTTAATACTATTTTGTTATATAAAAAACAACAGATTTGGGGCTTCTTAGCCCCATTTTTGTTGTTTTTTTACAACAAATATTTTGGTTGACCAAAATTCCCAATTTTGCTATAATAATGGAATAGTAAGTAACAAGGAGCACACACTATGTCGAAGCTGCTGATCACCACTCAAGTCTACGAGAACTACGGCGACGCTGACCAGCCCTACTGGAAGCCCAAAGGCGGCGGCGACTATGTGATCAAGAACTTCAAGGACTACAACCGGGTCACCGAGACGGTGATGGTAGTGCGTGGTCAGATCGAGCAGAACAACGAATACTTCCGCGAGCATGTCATCGGTTGGGAGATCGTTGCCGATGACTACTTGACAGACTTCGAGCGCAGTCAATGGGAGTACGAGGGCAAGATCATTTACCCTGCCAACGAGATTGTTTTGTAAGACCCTAGGGGTTGACAGGTTATTCAAAAGGCCTTATAATACATACATCGCAACAAGGAGCACATGATGAAACGACAATTCAAAATGGGACGTTACGCAAAGGTGCGTAAGATCATGGCTGAATATGGTTTCCCCCTGCAACTGGTTATGTGCGGCATGGTCGTCGACGGTCGCTTCTATCTCACCCATCGTACCAAGTAAGGAGTCACTGTGGTCCGTTTCGAGTTCACTTTAGATGACGTCGATGCTGAGAACCTGATCAGCATCCTTAACGACGAGCGAGTTCGTGCTCTAGAAAAGGCCATCGACAGTGATTGGTACAAAGGCCACGCTACCTATCTAGAGGATCTCAAACAAAAGGTCCTAGTAGGCAATACCCGGGTAGGTTGACGGGTCTTTCAAACGGCGTTATAATACAGTCTTAAAGAAGGACACCATGCAATTCTTCCAAGAAACTACTAAATGGAAAGATGCTATCCCTAATGGTATCTACTTGCTGGATGACAGCAAAAGCAAAATGTATGCCTTCATTAAAGCAGGCGAAAAGTCTGTGTTTACTTTCAAGAACCCTATTCGAATTAGTACTCGCGGTCGAACTTTTGTCCCTGTTAAAAATACCTTTAATTATAAAATTAAAGAAGATTCTGCAGAACAAAAATGGACAGTCACTGGCAGTAAAGGTGACAAATATATTGTCCGAATGGTGGATAATGTGCTACAATGTAGCTGTACCGGTTACAAATATCATGGCAAGTGCAAACATGCCGATCAAATTCAAAAGGAACTTAAATGACTGATCCCTGCTACAGTGTTATTGCCAGCCTTGAAGATCATCCCAGCCGGCTTAATAAAGAAGCTATCATTCTTGCACAGGCTGAACAAAGCAACGATGAACTTTTTCAAGGATTCCGATTGGCCCTGGATCCCATGATTACTTTCGGGCTTAAACAGATTCCGGAGAAAAAAGATGCAGATGGTCCTGGTTTGGATTGGGATAGTTTTATTTTCATTATTGATGGTTTTATTAATCGTTCAGTCACCGGTAATGCCGCCCGTGATACTGTTATCGAACTAATGAATCGAGCCACTGTTCGTCAATGGAATGGGTGGTATCGTCGAATCCTTATCAAGGATCTTCGCTGTGGGGTCAGTGAAAAAACTGTTAATAAAGTTGTAGAAAAGAAGTGGCCGGATTATGCTGTTCCTGTTTTTGAATGTCAGCTGGCACACGATAGTGCCAATCATGAAAGTAAAGTGACCGGACAAAAACTCATCGAAGTCAAGCTAGACGGTGTTCGTGTTCTTACTATTGTTTATCCTGACGGCCGAGTGGATCAATTCAGTCGCAACGGTAAAGAACTAGTAAACTTTCCGCACATTAAAGAACAGTTTGCTAAGACAGCGTCTGGTTTGGCTATGCCTTATGTATTTGACGGCGAAGTTATGAGCAGTAGCTTTCAGGACCTTATGCGTCAAGTA